GGAAGAACCTAGACACTACCGAGGAGGAGAATTAAATATGAATCCTGCCGTAGTGGTGAGTGGTATTTGGAATGGAGAGGACATAGAAGAAAAAAGAAAATATATTCAAAAATTTTTCCCATATGATATTTTTTTCACATCATGGACAAATGAAAAATTAGATAATACTGAAGTTGTTCAATTTGAAGAACCTGAAGATAACTTCTGCAAATTAGCTTTGTGTCCGGACAAAAAACGATTCGTAGAGTCACTGCCACTTAAAGGGTCGGTTTGGACATCGGCAGCACTAGTTCCGTATACTTGGGGAAACAAACAAATATATGGACATGCTCTTGCTCTAGAAAAATTAGATCCTAAATACGATATGGTTATAAAGCTTCGATGGGACATTTTTTTATTTAAAAATATAAACTGGATTGAATATGTTGAAAAATCTTATGAATTTAATTCTGCGTTAGGGTTTAACGCAGTAAAAAATAATGTAGTGGGTAGGCCTGTACGAAAAATATATGCGTCTGATGAAAATCCCAAGAAAAGAAGACCGTGGGGTTATGGTCTTAATGATCAATTGATAATTTATCCCCGTAAATTATTCAATCCAAAAAGAACTATTGAATTGTTTAATAACACTCAATTACGTGGCGCTGAGTGGGGATGGTGGCAAATGTTGATTGAAGAAAATTATGGGTTTGTGGATTATACGATAGATCCTTGTGTTAACTATTATGGTGGTGTGTTATTACAAAACCATTTGAAATATGTTTTGCGTGAATTGAGAAAAATTAATAGATCTATTCATGAATTTATAGAAATTCCAAATAAAAAAATTGACACTGCGAGATGACTAAATAATATACATAAAAATAAGGAGTTAAAAAATGGATGAATACGAATACGAATTAGAATGCCCGATGTGTGATACCTATGTCGAGTTAACTGTTACTGACGACGAAGAAAAACCAGCAAATTGCCCAATGTGTGGTATCGAAGCCCAGTGGGAATCGGTAACCTAACATACTTTTATGACCTGGTATTACAACGATCGACCTTATGAACCCACCGAAGAGGAATTAAATTCTCTGGTGGGTTTTGTGTATCTGATAGAGGAGGCTGACACCGGTATGAAATATATTGGTAAGAAAGGCTTCTGGCGTAGTAAGATCTTACCCGTCACCAAAACACGCAAGAGACGCAAGAAGACGCTCGTAGAGAGCGATTGGCGTACATACCATGGTAGTAGTGAGCGTTTAAAAGAACAAATATCTGTTTCAGATAGCATATATAATAGAACGATATTGAGACTTTGCAACACGAAAGGCGAGATGTCTTACTTTGAAGCCAAAGAACAATTTGACAAAGATGTGTTGTTGAGAGACGATTATTATAACGCTTTCATTGGTTGTAAAATTCACGCTAAACACCTACCAAAGTAATTGTTCGAAGTATTAAAAGTATAAATATTAGTTAAGACAATTAGATAAACTAACAATGATATCATTTAAACAACATCTTGCCGAAGGTGTCAATGACCCCGCCATATTTAAAGCAATCTTCCTAGCGGGCGGACCTGGTTCTGGTAAGTCGTTCATCGCTGGTAAAACAGGGCTGACCTCTCTTGGTTATAAGATTGTTAACTCTGATGATGCTTTCGAAACGGCTATGAAAAAGGCTGGAATCGAAATGAATCCTGATAATATATTCTCTGTTCAGGGTCAAGAGATAAGAGGTCGTGCTCAGAAACTGACAGGGAAACGCCAGCAACAATATATAGATGGTCGTTTAGGTTTGGTCATCGATGGTACTGGAAAAGACATCGAGAAGGTTAAAGGGCAGGCAAAGAAACTCAAAGACATTGGGTACGATGTTGCAATGATTCTTGTCAATACAGACGTTGAGACCGCTCTAGAACGCAACAGGCAGCGCGATCGATCACTTCCCGATGGAGAAGTGCAGAAATATTGGAAAAGCGTCCAGGCGAACATAGGCGCGTTTCAGGCGATGTTTGGTAAGAAGAATTTTCTGGTTGTCGATAATACTACCGGAAAAGACTATAAATCTGAAACTCTTCGTGCTTATCGTGATGCTGTTAAGTTTACGAAATCACCACCCGATAACTCTAAGGCGAAGAAGTGGATCGAAGCAGAGAAAAAAAGACAGGTCCGGTAATGATTTCATTTAAAGCCTTTATAGAAGAACGAGACTACGCAAAAGAATACGCCGACTATCATTCGCGCCCAGACCAAGTAGAACGTAGAACAGCACGTAATGCTGCAAGAAGGAAACTGCGAGGGCGCAAGGATCTTACTGATGAGATGGATGTACACCACAAAGATAATGATCCTTTGAACAACGATCCTAAGAACTTAGCGATTGTTACACAGCACTATAATAGGCGAGAGCCTAGACTCAGGGATAAATAACGCTTGACAAATTTGGAATATTTGTGTAAAATAGCTTTAGCTCGTTAGAACATAATATATAATTAAGGTGAAACATTATGGCAATTCATGCTAAGAAACTTGAAGTGTATGAAATTCTTGATCAGGTTGAGAAAGCTAAGACCAAGAAAGATAGAATAGCAGTATTAAAATCAAATGAAATAATGCCTCTGTTGGATGTATTAAGGGGTACTTTTGATAATAAAATTCAGTGGAATCTACCAGCTGGAACTCCACCATACACACCAAACAATCCCGAAACACCTCCCTCGTCTCTTCTGAGACAACATCGTACCTTTAAGTATTACGTTAAAGGTCTGCAAGAAAGTAGCAAACTTAATCCCATTCGTCGCGAACGCATGTTCATTGACATGCTCGAGGCGGTACACCCCAAAGATGCTGAGATATTAGTATCTATGATAAACAAAAAGTCCCCTGTGAAAGGATTGACTAAAACCCTGGTAAAGGAGGTATTCCCAGAGTTGATCCAAGAATGATCATGATCCAAGAATAATTTTAGATAAGGAAATGCTTATGGTCGAATCCAATCAAATAGAAAGATTAAAAAAAGATTCACGAGAACTTGGACATTATATTCGAAAACTAGAAAAGAGAGGTAAAAAAGAAATTGCTTACAAAATTGCTAAACGGCAATCATTTTTAGATTGCGCAATTTCACAAGTAGAAACTCGTTTAAGGGGGTGATCCATATCTGGGATGAGCCTCAATCAAGAGGCTCGTTTCTCTCTATATAGATTGATCAAACAGGAAATAATATTATGCCGTTGTACGAAATGAAAAATCTTCAAACAGGTGAGACTAACGATATGATCGTTACGATTGCAAAGATGGAAGAAATGGTATCATCTGGAGAGTGGAAACAAGTTATGGGCACTCCTGCCCTTATTACCCATACTGGTAATATGATAAACAAAACATCAGGTGATTGGAAAGATCATTTGAAAAATATTAAAAAATCAGCTGGCAGACGTAGACCAAACTCTGTCAATATATAGGAAGTAGTAGGTACACTGTGAAAAATGATGTTGATCCCGAACAACTAACAATTGACAACGCGTATAAGACAAGATGGATTTGGTACCATACAATATTAGCAATTGGGATCTTCTTTACAAACACACTACTGATTGCTATCTTATTACTATTAGCAATTAAACTATAAGTGGAAGATATATGAGGTTGAAACAAAGTAATGGTAAATCGACTAGTATGCGCATAGACTCTTTACCGTCGATGAATATTCGCATCGATGACCTAATCACTATTGATCCCATTACTCAAGCGCAGACAGAAGTGTTTAAGGCGTGGTCGAGCGGTGATCACATGGCTCTGGTTGGCACAGCAGGGACAGGTAAAACCTTTCTTGCTCTTTACCTTGCCCTTGAAGAAGTCATGGAAAAAACATCACCTTTCGGTTCAGTTAAAATCATTCGATCAGTTGTTCCTACACGAGATGTAGGATATCTTCCAGGCACTATAGAAGAAAAACTGAACGCATACACAGGACCTTATCGATCAGTCGCTGCGCAACTATTCGAAGACGAGAAAGCATA